AGTCTAGATTAGCAGCATGGATTCTGATAATCAAAGCACTACAGTCTACCAGTAAGGATGTCTGGTACATAGGTCCAACATTCCAACAGTCCAAAGAGATTATGTGGGGAATGCTAAAGGAATTACTACAAGGTACAGACCTAATAGAACAGACACATGAGAACACAGCGACTATCACACTGACTAACGGCAGGAAGATAAGTCTTAAAGGTTCTGATAGACCAGATACTCTTCGTGGTGTGGGTCTATACTATGTGGTACTGGATGAATATGCTTCGATGAAACCAGATGTGTGGGAGAAAATTATTAGACCTACACTAGCTGATGTTAAAGGTGAGGCATTATTTATAGGAACACCTGAAGGTAAGAATCATTTCTATAAATTATGGCTAGAGGCGGCTAAACCAGAGAATGAAGATTGGCAAGAGTTCCAATATAATTCTACTGATAACCCCATACTAGACCCAGAAGAGATTAAGATAGCTAGAGAGACTATGTCTACTCAGGCTTTTAGACAAGAATTTGAAGCAAGTTTTGTTTCATTTACAGGCGGCATCTTTCAGAACGACTGGATTAAATATGACGATGAAGAACCTGACCATGGTAATTATGTCATAGCAGTTGACCCAGCAGGTTTTGAGAATGTAGAAAAAGAACGAGGAAGAAAGGGGTCAGCATTAGATGAAACAGCGATTGCTATTGTTAAAATCGACGGCGATACTTGGTGGGTTAAGGATATACTACACGGGCGTTGGAATATTAAGGAAACATCTACCAAGATTCTCCAAGCTGCTATTGAAAATGAAGCGACTATTGTAGGAATAGAAGCAGGAGCATTAAAGAATGCTATAATGCCTTATCTAGAAGATAAGATGAGAGCAGAAGGAAGATGGGTAGTAATAGAAGATGTTACCCATGGTGGTAAAAAGAAAGCAGATAGAATCACTTGGGCGTTGCAAGGTAGATTAGAACACGGCAAGATTAAGTTTAATACAGGAGAATGGAACAGAGACTTCGAGGTCCAACTCCTAGAGTTCCCAACTAAAGGAACACATGATGATATGGTCGATGCATTAGCATATATAGACCAAGTTAGTGTCGCAGACTTCATGCATTCAGTAGAATTAGAAGAAGACTGGGAACCTTATGATGCAGTAGCAGGATATTAATATATGGAATATAATACAGACAATGATTACAGAGCTCTAGCTGGTTGGCTACAAAGTCGACTGGATAAGTGGCGTGACCATAGAGATATTAATTACCTACAAGACTGGGATGAATACTATAGATTATGGCGTGGTATCTGGGAAGCTGAAGATAGAACTAGACAATCAGAGAAGTCTCGTATTATTACTCCAGCTCTACAACAAGCAGTAGAATCTTCTGTCTCAGAACTAGAGGAAGCTACATTCGGTAGAGGTAAATGGTTCGATATCCAAGATGATATGATGGACCAAGACAAGAGAGATGTAGAATATGTCCGTAACTTACTACAAGAAGACTTAGAAGAAACAGGTGTAAAAGATTCTATATGTGAAATATTCCTTAATGGTGCTATATATGGTACAGGTATAGGTAAATTAATCACAGAAGAGAATGTAAAACGCAGACCATCACAGATGCCTGTAGAAGGTACACTAACTTCTATCAGAGATATAGAAGAATATACATCAGTAGATGTGAGTGTAGAAGCTGTATCACCTAAAGAGTTCCTTATTGACCCAGCTGCTACTAATATCAATGAAGCATTAGGTGTAGCACATGAAGTATATAAACCTAGATATGTACTCAATGAAGGTATCAATGCAGGTGTATATAATAATGTAATTATTCCTGGAGATGTAAGCGAAGATGACTTTGGATTTGACCCAGAGATAGACCAAGATGCTGGTGACCAGATTAAGATATGTGAATACTGGGGTAAAGTTCCTAAGAAATTCCTCAACAAAGAGACTACTAATAGTGAAGACTTTGAATATGATGAGGATGAATTAGTAGAAGCAGTAGTTACTATCGCTAATGATGAATATGTGCTCCGTGCTGAGGAGAATCCGTTTATGATGGTCGACAGACCTTTCATAGCGTATCAGCACGACATAGTGCCTAATAAGTTCTGGGGTCGTGGTGTCTGTGAGAAAGGATATAATCCACAGAAAGCACTAGATGCAGAGATGAGAGCAAGGATTGACTCTCTAGCATTGACTACTACTCCAATGTTAGCAGCAGATGCTACAAGATTACCTAGAGGAATGAAACTAGAAGTAAGACCAGGAAAGACTGTACTTACTAATGGTGACCCTAAGATGGCTATTCAACCTCTGAACTTAGGTAAGACTGACCCTAAT